CAGCAGACCATCCACAGAGAGGATTTAGCCCCTCCTACCCACTACTTGCGGGAGTTACAAATTCCCGCTTACCGCTTTGTAGAAGCGGTCGTACCTGTCTGGAAATTCGGACAGGCACTCCGGCCGCAGGTGCCCCCAAGAGGGAGTGCACTTGCGCTTCGTTATATACCGTACTCTCTCTTGCCTTAGAGAGACGCGGTAGCCGGAAACGTAGCCCCCTAAGAAAGCCAGCCATAACCCTCGCGGGTCATACTGGGCATTCGAAGGGTGTCTTAATAGCCTACAAGCGTCAGTATCGATTCTATACCCAAAAAATACGGGCACGGAACTGATGTAACGTAGCAGACCAAAGCCCCTCTTCACAGCTCGCTGAGCTGGGTCGATGAGCTCCCTCGGCACCTTGATGCCGCTACTGTCATCCTCATCTGGTGGAACCAGACAAGTACGGGCCCCAGAGAAACACTGGAGGACGTACGAGACGGTATGTCGCAATGACACACCTGTTTTGGCTGACCATAGGTTAAGTTTGTTGATAGCTACGAAAGAGTCTTGCAAAGACAGGAGACTTTTTAGGTACACCGGCCTAACATCAATGCCAAGGAAGCAATCGATGCCACAGGACTCTCTGAACGGACCTTCAACATAGGTCTTGCTGCGATTCACAACAAAGCCAAGGAGCTCAAGCAGGTGAATTAAGAGACGAGCAGCACGGTTGTCTATGATGATATCATCACCATAAACGCTCATGTTACGAGTCTCACACCAGCCCTTTGAATTACAAGGGAGCCCAAGGTAGCGGAGAACCACAGCACAGGATGCCGCAAAGAGCAATGTCTGCAACGGGAAGGTAAAACCATTACCCATTGTAGACACCATTCCAAGCGGGACGAAGCTACCGTCTGGTAGCCGGCAGTTAGGGGAACGGAGACGGCGAAGCATTTCCATAAAATGTTTCGGAAATACTTCATCCATCATACGAAGACCTAACGAGTCCGAGGCACTCTCGAGATCAATTGTAACATTATGATCGAGAAGAGAGCCTAACTTCGCCATGCGACGATTAACTTCTTGTTGGTACGAGAAGTCAATACCATACACTTGTCGTAATCGACGATGTATGATCCCACCTAAACCGAGTTGCATCCACATATTAACGGATGGCTCGGTACAGATGGACCTCGCAATTTCCTGGTTCTTATTCACGAAGCTAAGTTTATTGTGGTCTACTACCCTAATCGTCTTATCGCGAGCGGGGTCGCCATAGGCTTCCCGGAACTGTGGATTTAGACGAACTAAAGTACTCCAAACATCGGAGAGACGCTCGGTGGATGTCAACCTAGATGAAAACATCTTAGTGTAGAAATCACACCCAAGAGCTCCTAAAGACGCTCCTGGCCCGGAATAACCCAACTCAAACATAAGTTGGTAATCCGAGTAGATGGGACCCTCGTTAGAGGGATCCAAGAACTCCTTAAGCTCGCTTTTCAGCATGCCAAGGAGCTCCCAGTCAGGTTGCACATAATTGAGACAAAGACTCCAGTTCGAAACGCGATTGTTTACAGCCAAGAATTTTTCCAAGGCTGCTCTACATGCGTTTTCTGAAGGCCGGTCTGCCTGGTTGAATTTCTTCAGCAGGCTCTCTTTCTGTCGGTAGCAAGCTACTTGCAGAGGAGAATCGTCAATCGACCATGAAGGCAGATTGACGTCAATATGTGCCGAGAGGTCTTGATGTAGACTCTGTTGTAACATTTCAGCGTTAAAGCGCATAAAAGTACTCCAGATTAATGATACCCCTTTAGAGCCGACCAGTGATAATGGATTCAAGGTCGGAAAAGTTCATCATACGATCGAAAAGCCACTCGAATTTCTTCGTAGCGGACCAATCTTTCCTGTGAAGAACAGTTATAATAGCGTGATAATCCTTGCGTCCGGTTACGGTGCAAGAATGGTCTTCGCTACTATTCTCCTGCCACAGCGTCATCCAATATCCAACAACTTCGAAAGATGACTTCTTTGGGACAAAAACCCGAAAGAATTCGATATCGTTATTGTGGATAAGGGTTTCGCTGAGCACAGCAACACCACCAAAAGAGGTACTAACCGTATAGCGGGGCCCGTCGACAGACGAGGACTTACTTGCGAATTGGCATTTCATTGGTGGACTCCTTTATGAGTTGTTGCTGAAGGGTATCAACACGTACGCAAGTCTTCTATCGAAGGAGATGCTGCTTTAAAGCACTCCGTTGATAGTCAGATCACCGAAACCAGCACTTTGCTGGACCAGTGATCCGAAATGAGCACTGAGGGCTGCACGTACATTCGCAGCGTCTGCAGTGTCACTACCGGCAGGAACGTCAATGGTGGTAGTAACAACCATCGTCCGATAAGGCTGACCAGCGAGAGGCAAAACGCCCTTCCGCGTAATCAGTTTATAGGAGTTCGTCGGTACTTGCGTAATCACGCCTGTCACAGGATTCGGATTCCCCAAAACTCGGAGGTTCGAAGGCCTGGTGAAATTCAGCGTGAACGGGGAGGCAACGGAATGAACCGTAACCCCCGTCTGGGTACCACCAAGAGCGGTGACGGCCACTTGCTTGCCGGGATTACCGGCAGGAGCGGTATCAGTCGTCGTGGTGTATGTCGGGCTTGTAAAACCCGTTTGCGGCTGCCCCGTAATAGGGGTGGACCATGCGATAGACATAGGGAAATGTCCTGATTGTTGGAACGGTTAAAGGAATACCTCTCCATAAACGACTTTCTACTTCACTTGAGCGGCTGCCAGTTGCATTTGGGAAGCTAACGCTGAAACGTTAAGCCACCTCATGTCTGGAAAGCCGGGCATTTGAAAGTGAAAATCAGGAAAAGGTATAGTGGTCGCACTACGATTAACGTACTGCGATAACGTGTACCAGCCTGGGTTCCCTCCTACCACGTAAGAATAGAAGGGAGTCGTAGGGTGTGGTTTGATGTGTAAATTTGTCAAATTGGTGGTGACACTGTTTCTCACAGTAATCTTACACCAAGCGACATCAGCATCCCACAGCCTCCAACTGTCGAGACATTCGCCAACGTTGGCGAAGTAATCGACAAGAAACGAGAGGTAGGTACCCTCCCACAGCGCAGGAACGATATCAAACATATCCATTCCGAGCCGTTGAAGGTCTTGCCTGCCCGTTCCACAAGTCGCACGTATAGCGGCGGTATAACGCGTTGTGTTGTCCGTCTTTATTTGACGTTCCCACTCAGCGTCAGTACCAGTAGAACCGCTAATACCAAAGCTGCCAGCAGCAATCAACGCCTTTGCAATGGAGGTGTTACGTCCGAACCCAGAAACTCTATGGGTATCGTGCGCACCTTCATGTGATCCGACGTTGTTGAACGCTGTGGTGGCATCGTTGATATCACTAACGAGGGGCTTAACCCCGAAAGTGTAGCCCAAATAGGCATCGCCGATATGTTTCCTTAAATTACGAGGATCCTGTCGGTATACTTTCTTAAGTTTCCCTACCCTGCCTAGAAACGACCAAGTGCGGTTGTATAACGACTGAACTGGGTGGCGAAGCGCATGAAGCGTTTCGCGAACTTCAGCTAAGAAGTTACCTCCGCGCCAATCATTTCTAGCAGAGATGTAGTGTTTAAGAAACTTAGAACGTGCCTGTCTATCTGCAGTGGAGTCGTTTGTTGTACCGGGATCATTGAACCCGATCAACTCACAGCCTAAATTTCCATTAAAAATCTGGAAATTATTGCCATTATTGCGCATGGACAGTTGTCCGCTACGCATAACGACATTTCCACGGCGGCGACCAGTGAGACTGGTAGTAGCGTCCAAACCGAGAGAGATTCTTCTCTTCCAGTCGGGCCAATTACTGCCATACGTCACAGTAGAAGTAGAGGTTAACGTCTTATTCAGCTTAACAGGTGGATAACCACCTGGATGGGCTGCGTCATAGTCGGTCCTCTGTTCAGTGTAACGCCATACATGCGGATAATTCCGCGTGATGCTCATAGGAGCCTCCTGACAAATAGTTGGGAAAGCGACCTAATGGGACGCCCGG